TTATTGATATCAACATTACTTTTATTATTTTCTAAATCGATATAAACATGTATTACAATACCTACATCACTATTAAGAATTTTCTTACCAATATTACTTGCAGGATCTACAAGATATGTTGTTGTGTTAGGTGTGAATTGTATTTTTCCTTTTGATATCTTCGGTGTGCTACTGTACAATAGATCACCATGTACAAATCCTCTAAAATCTTCAGGAGTTGCTTGTTCAAAGGTATCCCATAAATTCGCCATACTTTTTGCAAACTGAGATCTTTCACCTGCTTTACTAGGATCTTTTAATTTTCTATTTAGAAACATTTTTTCTAAATCATCAGCACTTGTTACACGACCATTATATGTTTTAGCTGCAAAACCACTTTTATCCGTTAAAATAAATTCACCATTTTCGTTACGGCCAAAAATAAGGGCAGGTCTGCCGTCCCATTTGATGGTGGCTTCTTGTGGGTGGGTTTCCATTTGACGCAATACATTTAATGCACGTTTTGCACCTGCACTTCCATTAAAGATAGCAAGGTCTTCAAGATGGTTAATATCCCTACCTTTACCTTCTTTAAGTTTTTTACCTGTAATTGTATAAAGTGGATCGTGCTGAATTATGCGATTTTTTCTAGAATCGCGATGTCTTCTGCGTTTATTACCAACAATAACATCTTTTATTTTCACTTACTGCCTCGTAATCGTTTTACACCACGCATAAAACGATCAGCATCACGATTTTTGATACTTAGCATTACACGCTTTTGTAAGTCCTGAGCAATTTCTGAATCGTAGTTTTGATCTATCATTTCTAATAGATGAATAATGCTACTAATTGCATTAACACCTCTACTTTCTAGAAGTTGATTTCCATCTCTATTTGGAGAAATAGAATTAATTTCTTCTAGTAATGATCTTGTACGTTTCTTCATAGGAACTTCTCCAATACTATTATTAGTATTTAGCGTATTTCTAATTATTTTGTCTTTTGATAACACTGTCTAATCTACCCATTGCCTGTAATGTGTTTTCAACTACACTGTTTTGTGCAATATTTTCTTTAGTTTCTGCATCTGCTTGTCTATTTTTAATTTTATTAAAAATATCTTTTGTTACTGCTGTTGTGTTATCTTCTGCGCCATCTTCTAAATCTGTAATACGCAAACCTGCTACGTCAAATGCTAAGTCTACTTTTTGTCCAACACCAGCACTACTTCGTGTTTTCATAAACTGTACTTGATATCTACCACGTTCACGCATTGCTTGGCTTGTAAAGATACCAATAACATTATCTGCTGTTTGAATCTTACTTAAACCACCACTAATATGACTATGATCAAATTCAATTTCCTCTACTGCACTACGGTTTAACTGTGATGCTGTAGCAAACAAGTAATCATATTCTACTGCGAAGTTACGCAATTCTTCACTCACAAACTTGTCTTTGATAAACAAGTCGCTTGGCGGAACCTTACGTTGCGCTGGCATCATTAGATCCAAATAGTCAAGTAGTACACAATCAACCTTTTTTCCGTTTTTTACTTCAAACTCTTTTATATAACTTGTTAAGTCGTTGACTGTAATACCATTAGGCAGTTGTACAATCTGTAATGCTCCAGATTTCTTACCTGCCATACGCACTTTTAAGTCTACATCTTCTGTATTACGGAACAATTCTTTTGTGTTATAACCTGTAAGCATACTGTCAAGTCGCATACTACATAGTTCTTCACTAAGTTCCAAACTTACATACAGTACATTGTTTCCTTCCATTGCCCAGTTAAGTGCCAAGTTTTGTAGGAACAAACTTTTACCGCCACCTGACGCCGCCGCAAAAATGTTTAGTTCCCCTCTGTTAAATCCACCATACAGTTTCTGGTCAATAGCCTTCCAGCCAGTACTTGTACCACCACGGCTGTTACGAACTTTCTCAATACGTCCTGCTGGATCTGCCCAGTAGTCAGTACCCATGTGTTTTGCTAGTCCAAGTTGTACTGCGTCTTTAACTAATTTTTCTACTGCGCCATATTCGCTTTTTTCCAGTAAATCTGTGCTTTTTAAGATAGCACCTTCCAATGCTTTGTGTTTACAAAATTGTTCAAACTCGTCTATAAACCATTTTTTATGTCTATCATCTACGTCGGGAATGCCAGCAAGTTCAGTGCCACTGCTTGCTTTAATTTGTTCTTTTGTAGGCAACGCTCCATATTCATTAGCATGTTTTTTGATAAAATCAACACTTTTACGCAAGGTTCTATCAAAGTAATCAACATCAAGTATGCCGTTTACACGCACAAACAAGTCTTGATCCTGTGCTAAAAATTCTACAAATAATTTTTGTAGTTCTACATTATAATCAGTTGCCATTAAACGGTCCTATCTTTTTAATATACATATATAGCATTAGATAATATTCAAATACTCGTGGATAGTTGTCAGGGTTAGGCAACCTTTCGCCTCCCCATTCAATAAAGTCTTTAATTTGCTCATCCGTAAGTCTCATCTACAATATGATTTCGCTAATACTTTAATCTTAGTTGGATTGCTAACCGCACTGTCCAATATACTACGCACTGTAAACAATCTACCATATTTCAACAGCGCATCTCCAGCGTCTTTGCAGTCGTCCCATTCAGGAAATGCTACGCTCCAGCCTCTATCAATAGCAGTGTATATCATTTTCATACCTGCTTTATCTGCGTCTGCTAGTAGTATAACACGTTTATTGATATTATCAATAATATTTGCTTGGTCATCATTAATATTATTACTACCAATAGCAACACCATCTGTTACAATAGCATCTAGTTGTCCTTCAGTTACTATAACAATATTCTTGTCTGGTGTTTGCCTATCCAAACCATACACAAAATTATTTTTAGGCTGTTGGTTAAAATACTTGGGCATACCTTCTGGTGGTTTGCCAATCCAGCGAGCAGTATAACCAACTACCTTGTCCTTATACGTGAACGGTACAATAAATCTGTTCTTCATCCTACCAGGTGCGCTCGCTGGACTGTACATAAAACGTGGATCCATTGGATCAAATCCACGCTCATACAAATACTCAACTGCTTTTATAAACTCTGGTGTTGATTCTCCGCGATAATCACAAATGCTTTGTGCGCCTTCTGGAAGTTGATATTCATCCCAATCAATAATAACAGGTGCGTTGCGTTTTGCTTGTCTAGCAAGTATAGTTGCTACATCTTCTTCTTTAAGCAGTTCAAGTTGTAGTCGCTGTACATCACTTTCATCAGCACCAAATTGTACCAGTAGTCTTTTAACTCTACCGCTAAGTCTTTTGCCAGGACTCCAACCAGTTTTATAGCCACAATTAAAACAGTTGTACTGAAACTTGTCATCTTCAAAATGAAAGCCACCTCTGCCTTTGCTGTCTGGTCTACTTTGCCCGTTAGTGATACACATAGGGCAGTTGCCAGAAGTCCAGCCACTTGGACTAGATTTCCAGTTTACAGGTAGAATTGTTTTAACAAAGTCAGTAATTAAAGCCATACTTGCATATTACAGCCTAGTTACTACTTTGTCAACTGTTCCTGTGCCTGTTGCTTCCCATTTTATTCTCATGTATTTTAAGTTGCTTTTCCAACTAAATGGATCTACGCCAGTAAAGGATGTGTATTGATGAAAGGCGCTTGCTACGCCTAGTTCAACGTCAAACCAATCACTTTCGTCTGGATAATCACTGGTAGTACCCTGTACATAAAATTTTCCAGTGTACCCTGTAGCATATACAGCAATAGTGATAAGGCCGTTAGGCTTTTTGTAGTAAGAAGGACCATATAACTTGCCGCTATAATAGTATCCTGATTGTGCTAACCAAGTGTCTGCTGTTTCACTTGTTAGTGGAATAGTGTGTGCTTGCTCACTTACTTCAAGAGCAAAATTTGGACGCATATTCATGTCTGTATACAGTGGTAAAACCAAGCCCTGATTATTTGTATAAGTAAGTATGAGGTCATATAAACCTGAATCGGCATTGCTTAGTTCACCACTGGTGATTACCAGTTTACAGTGTCCAATTTCTTCATCTAGGATTTGGCAACTTTTACGAACAATAGTGGTACTGTTTTCTCTGTTAACTACGCTAGCATTGATTGTTAGTCCGTTTAACATAATTGGTTTACGATCTTGGTTTTTGATAAAGAAGAAAAACTCATTGTCCAAACCTTTGAATGCCATTTGTTTGCGATAATTGAGAGGAGCATTTACAGTTGTGCCTCTTGTACTGTTATAAGGTAATGTTCCAGCAGAAACACTACTACTTTGTAAAGTATAAAGGTCTCCAGTTTGGCTGATATTGTAACCTGTACTATTATTGTTCATTCTGTTGTATCCTGTCTACAAAGTATTTATCCAAAACCAGTTGATTTTTTTAAGGCTAAATAGATTTAAGATGCACTCAATATATCAAGATTTACTTGAACAGTACCCTTTTTTAACTGTCATAAGTTATGCTGGCAATGAATATATCGGCATTGTACAAAATGTCGATACACAGATAGCCAGTATGTATGTATATGATAGACTCCGTGGCACGGAAGAGAAAGCACTGTTCTTACAATTAGGAGAGGAATGGTGGTGGGAAACTAATCGACGTTTGCCCATTAACATTGCTTTGTTAAATAGATTTCCATTCCAACATTGTTGCCAGAGTTTTAGTGTTAAACAAATGGAAATTATTGCTGGTCCAGAAGTTAGACTGAGCAATAGTATAACTAAACGTATTAAACGCCGTAGTATTAATCTTGTAAAGAAAAACCTTTAGACAATAAATTTAGTTGTAATACGATTGCTGTGGCATAACTAATCGCATGAGCTTTTTTAAAATAATACCCATTGTCACTAGGCTTTTCCCATACACTAGCAAATACAGTATTCCAATCCTTTCCAATTAAATATCTTTTAGCAGGGCGAATAATCGCCAGTACAGCCGCAAGTTGTTCAACAGTCTGCGGCTTCATTCTTTTGACAATGTCGTAATGACTATGAATATGGAATAGTTGGCTCACTACTTCTTCATATTCAAGTAATTCCCACATTGGCTCTGTGTTTAACAGTTCATCTAATTGTGCTTTGTCTTTGATGTCTTTATATACATTTACATTAAGTACATCAATTTTAAAGTATCCAAGTTCTTCTGCTTTTTGATAATCTATTGTGCTTAACCCTGAAAACGGATCGCTAGGTATATCATGGAAGTATACACCAGTATTATGCTTAACCTTTTTGCCATCTCGTTCAATCAATGCTGGTACATTTTTAATTAGTTTAAGTAAACTTCTTCTGTCAGCAACGTCAATATCAATATCAGTATTAACTATCATAGTATAAGTCCCATTACTTTCATTAGCAACAATCTATTATATGTATCTTGCCAGTCTTTAACATTATAACTGTGTTCAATAAGACTCGCAAGTGAAAAATCATTACCGTGTTTAACTATTTTATCACCAAAAAAGTAAAGTGTATCTGTTTTTTGATTGAAGTCTTGAATAATTTGTGCTTTGTCCATTCCAGTAGGATAGATATCAATGCCCGTTTCTCCACCTACACTTGCTGTAAGTTCTGGAAATAGTCTAGTGAAATTTCTTGCTATCCGAGCTCGCTCTTTTGTTTTCTGATCCCATTTAATATACTCTGCTCGTTCATCACTATTAGCATTACGTCCAACAATGCTAAAATTTACAGTGCCTGGTCTATGTTCAAAGTGTAATCCTGTACGCAATGGAAACTCGCTTTGAGCTAGTTCAGAACTTAACCACTCCTGTTGCTGTTCGTTCATTTTCCAGTCGTTGGTTTTAATGTTTTGGCCTTGTTTGTATACGTCATTGCCGCTACAGTTATAGATTGTCGTAACCGCATTACAAATAGGCTCACCCAGTTGCTCTACTGTTTTAGGGTAATCACTACCAGTAACTAGATACACTAGATTATTTTGAGCAAACTCTAGAAACCAACCAGCAAAATTAGGATCAATTATACCTCTACTTGGTGTTAGTGTTCCGTCTACGTCAAAAATGAATTTGTTCATGCTAAGTCTGCCTTTGCTAGTAGTTGTTTAACCCAATCAAAATCTGTTTGTTTTCGCTTAATTCTTATCTGCCATACATGTGGATCAATGTATTCTAAAACCATTTTAATTTGTTCTTCATTTAGTCGTTCTAACAATCCCTGAGCCCTATTACTGGCATACAATACCCAAGGACTAATCTTTCCAGCACAGATGTGAAATACTGCTAGGTTAGTTGGCACTGCTTCAAAATATGCGTTCCAGTCGTTTTCATTATTCTCGCCCCATTCTTGTAGAAATAGAACAGTTCTTTCTACTGCTCTATCAGCACTTTCAGTACGCAATCTTTCCTTGATCCACTCGTTAAAGTTACTGTCTTTTGCCCAACGATCAAGCGGCTTGTTATTTTTAAGTAGCCATGTAGTAAAACTTGGAACATCATCTACTTTTAAATCTGTACAGTAATTACCAAACTTAACAAAAGCAGTATAGTACTGACTGCCAGCAAAGTCAGTATAAGTCTTTTGTTTTTTGCTATTACTTCCTATTTTGTAAAATAACTGATAGGCTCTAAAACCCATTTGTACATGCTTTTGGTTTTGTTGTAAGTGTCTGCGCTTGGGCTCACAGGCATGAACCGCAAGAGTGCTTTCTCGTTTAAAACTCTTGTTACAATACTCACATGTAAACATTATTTGGTTAGTTCTTTTATCTGCTTGTCCTCTAATCCAAACTCTTGTAGCAATTCTTTGATTTCTGCCTTACTGTATTGGTTTAGGAATATTTCCAATTCATCGTCATTGTATTCTTTGTAGTGTTCTTTAAAAAATTTATACAGTTTAGTTTCAGTTCCTTTTTTACCAGGAGCAATCCAAGGATGCCACATGCTTTTCCCCAATCCCAACGCCTGGAGTAATTTGAACTGTAATTCTGGATGGTGCCGTAGTGTGTTAAAGTGTACATTGACAAGTTCATTTGTGTACAACAAATAGTGTTCTTCAATGTCTTTGATGTCGTGCTTAACATTACTGGTGTACCGCATTAGTACCCAGATGCCAACTTTCTTTTTTTCTTCTTCCGTTAGTGTACTCCACCAAGTTCTGTTCTTGGTGTCAATAGCCGCCATTTCACTTTTAATACTAAGATCTGCCATTACCAAATTTCATTAATGTCTAGTACTTCTGGAATTTTGTTTGCTTCTTTAACAAACAACGCACAATCAGGATTGTCACCATCAGTTAATGGTACAACTAATAGATGCCCAAACTTTAATTTTGGAGCATACCATTTAACATCAGTATAAATGTTAGTCATCTGAATGTCAAGATATTTAGGTGTATATCCTGTAATAGGATTAAAACAAAATGCGGCAAATCCTCTGTCATTTAGACTCATTAGACTTACCACTTCTGGATCTCCTACTTCTGGATCACAGATAACCATACTCCAATCAAGAGGTACATTTACTGTATTGTTTCCTATTTGGATAACGGCGGCTGGGCTGTAGAAACTTTCTAGAAATACTAGCGGAATAAAATAGTAGTCTACATTTTTAGGATTACTGTAATCTAATACGCCATATCTTAGATCTTCTACTTGATCTGGAATTTCGTCCAGTTCATATGTTTGGTTTTCAACTGTTAAAATTTTCATTTGTATTTTACTTTTTCTATGGAAAATGGATAATTGGCTTCTTTATAGAAGTTCTTTCGTTCTCTCAAATGTCGTTTTGAGAATTTGGCTGTGCTTGTTAAGTCCCAGATTTGAACAAAGTCTTTATCTTGTGCTTTACGAACACCACGCCCAATAGACTGGATGACACGAACAAAAGACTTACCTGGCTCAAGAAGTACAAGGTTAAAAATGCGAGGTATATTAATCCCGACAGCCGCCACGCCATACGTTGCCACCAACACTCTGTGGTCTTCTGTGTTGATTTCATCATAATGATCTTTCCTTACTGTCGTCTTCATACTACCGCTGACAAAACTAGCACCAGGAACATTATCAACAATCATGTTTCCTGCTTTAATTCTGTCAACAAGTATCAGTGTATTTCCACTTTCACTAATACTCTCAATCAACTTGCTGATATATTCTATGCGCTTTTTGTCGCTTGTCAAATATGTCAATTCACTCTGGTAATTGTTGTACTCAACAGTATCGTCAAGTTGAACAATATTCACATGGCAGTTACTTAATACGCCTGCCTCCTGTAGTTCACTTGCGGCTAGTTTATGTACAACTTCTCCTAAACATGCCTTTAATGAAACTTGCTCATGATCTGCTTTTGGAATAGTTCCTGTTAGCCCCCAACGAAGAGGTATATGAGCAAAGTCCTTTGTTAATAGTTCTTTGAGTACATCTGCTTTTGCCTGATGTACTTCGTCTACTATTACGCAAACTACATCTTCTACAAACTCCGTTAAACTCATATCACTTTTTGCTTCACGGAATTGTTTCTTAATACTATTTAGGCTTTGCCAAGTACAAATAGTATGTGTTTTTCCAATATCTTTTTTATCCCCATAATACACACCAACATCTAAACCCATGTTTACATAGTCATCATAAGTTTGTCTTACAAGGTCCTTGTTGGGCACAATAACAATACTACGCCCGTGTGCTTCTACCTTACTACTAAGAGCGGCTGTAATAAGTGTTTTACCAGCGCCTGTAGCAATCTCCTGTAAACAATGTGGTGTGCTTAAAAATTTATTGACGATGTCAACTTGATAGTCTCGCAATGTAATGGGATCTCCTTCAGCAGGATGACCCTTGGGCCAAGTTACATGTTGGAAACTGGTTTCGTCGACATCGTCAAACTCAAATTTATAATTGGCTCGTAAGTCCTCTACTTCAACCTGATAGCCATCAGCAATAATCAGTGGCAACAACCTGTCCAGTAAGTTAGTGTATGTAACACCTCCGATAGTAAAAAAGCTCACGCAACCATCCCAACGTCCTAGTTTGTATGCTGGAACATGATAGGCATAGGGCATGAAGAATTTGAGCTCTTTCTCTAACTTTTTTCTTGTTTCGAGATCAAGCCCTTCTATCTTACAGTTTACTTCGTCCTTTAATATAATTTTACAAGCCATACTATATAATAACGCTAACCCTTTGATTTGTCAAGATATTTAATAAAAAAGGCCCGGTTGTTACACCGGGCCAGTGGGGGGGAAAGGAGTATGTCACTTACGCAACATACATGTCACTTCAGCCATCCGCATCCAGCGATCTGACTGACTTTGACGCAAGTCTGCGATCTTGGTACACATACGCAAACTTACCTCACGCAGACGTTCTTGATTATCAATCATGAAGTCTACGATCTCGTCCTGCTCTGCTTTGGTAAACTTGTAATCTTCAAGCATACCATCACCTACAATCTGCTTGACCCGTAGCAGTTTTTCACGAGCAGTATCCATTGTAAGGTCTAAATAGTGACAACGTGACATAATCGCATCCAAGTGATCCTTAATCTTGCCACGGACCTTATCAAAACGTAGGTTAGTAATAAAAATTACACTACCCTTAAACTCAAAACTGTCTGGAATACCTTCACGACGCAACAGCGCACTATCAGTGTTCCATGACAAACGACGCTTCTTACTACTATCAAGTGCCGCTTTAAGCAGGTTAAGTGATGTCTCGTCATACAATACTGTATCACAGTCATCTAGCACTAGTACGTTACCAGGATCAGCATAGTTGTACAACAGTTTGTACAAACCGATAGCACTGGCGGCACCTTTTTCAATGCCAAAACGAAGACGCTTACCTGCTAGTTTGTCAAACAGACTATTCTTTTCTAGTACTGCTTCGACACCAAAGCTCTTACCAACACCTGGAGGTCCCGTAACAACCATACCTCGCACAACACCGTCAATTGACATCTGTGTCATATCGTTAAGTATTTCGAAACGCTCTCGTAGGCGTTCTACAATCTGTTCATCTGTTTCAGTTGATTCTACTTCTGGAGTATTCACAACTTCTAGGATTGGTTCCGCTTTTGTTTTACGACCTTTGCGGGCGGTCTTAAATGCTACTTGTGACATGTGTAACTCCTGTTACTTGTTTTCCCATTGTTCTTGCAGTATAGCACCAAAATGTATTGGTGTCAATACCTTTCTTTACTTTTTTTCCATTATTTTTACACGATTCATCATAGTTTCTTTTGCTTTAGTATACTTGCTTTTCTCGTGTTTGTTGACAGTACCACGAATACTAATGACCTTTCCATCAATAATATCGCTAATGTCAGGCTGGTCTCTCCACCAAAACTTAATAATGTCACGATTATTATACAGTGTAGTAATCATATATACGCCACTGCTCTGAATAAACTTAACATCTACAACTTCAACATTGATATCGTAGCGACTACGAACCTCACCAAAGTATTCGCTATCAAAACGAACAGACTCAATACGAGCTTCAACACTTGCTCGCTTTTTATCTACTTCATTCATATGTGGAATACTAGCAATTACAGCAATGTTAAACTTGGAAAGTTCAGAATCAGCAAATGCCTTTGCTACACTGTTCTCAAAACTGCTGAGTCCACCAGTGAGTTTCTTAATCATGAACTTACCATTAAACTTGTCCATAATCTCAACAGCCTCAGACTTGATATCTTCAGGAATTGTTTCCTGGTCAAGAAGGCTTTTCATTACTACAGTTTTATTATCTTGTACTGTAGAAACATAGTTGCCGTCGTCATCATACTTGGAATAACCTTCACCACTACGGATAAAACCCTGTGCTTGATATGCCATAATAGCATAACCAAGGGCATCAACTGGTGTTCCGTCAAACGTTTGAACCTTCTTTTTCATCATGTTGTCCTTTAGTTCTTTTCCTAACTATACTCATGATAACACAATCACTGTGTTTGTCAACAACTTTTTTACAGTGTAATGTCTTCTAAACCTGCGGCGCGAAGTTTTACAATATTGTTAATTTGGAACTGTTTTGCTTCAAGTGCTTTAATTACACCAATGAATCTATTACGGACTAGAGAGAAATCGTTGATGAGGTATTGAAGAGATACAACGTCTTCTTCCCCATCAACGAATTTTTCAGCATCACGACTGCTGAGTGCTCTGTTATAACTTTCTAAATACTTGCGAAATATCTTACTACGAATCTTTCGCATTTCAGTATTCAAGTACTCTAAGATCGCTTCCACTTCTTGGAGTTGGTTAAAACGGTGCTCGACGATACCTGGCATGTCACGGCTCTGTCGTTCGAGATTACCTTTCATTCCACACTCCAATCGTGCTTGCTCAATCTCTGTCTCAAAATGTGAGATTGCTCCAACAATCTCACTCATATCAGACGTAACTTTTCTATACCATTTGCTCATGCTAAACGATACTCGTTATTCGTCCCACATTTCATCATCTTCATCCAACCAAAGTTCTTCATCACTTTCGTAATCTTCGTCCAGTTCAATGACTTCGGTAACCGCATTGTCAAGATACTCATCATGCTCTCCAATCTCTTTGGCGTTTTTGTGAACATCAATGCCATAGTCTTCCAGCCTAAAAACAAAATCATTAGCGAATGTTTGTCGTGCTTTTTCGCTAATATGAGTTTTCGCAGTATCGTACAACTGTAACAAGAATTCCATATCACCATCACTCAAGTCCATCTGTCGCCTCTTCTTCTGGAATCACATCGATAACTTCTTCACCTGGGTTATCTTTTACTTCTTCTGGCAGTTCATCAAACTCTGCCATAATCTTATCCAAGGATCCTTCTTCGTTATTTGCCCAGGCTTTACGGAATTGTGTTACCACTTCGCCGGTTACAGGGCTCACATATTCCAGTCTATTACCTGTCTTTTTAAGGACACCTTTTGCTTCAAAAAACTCAACAAGTCCACTATGTGGGCTCATACCTGTTTCATAAGGAATTTCAACTTGTACACTCTCAAAAGGTTTTGCGTAACGAGTTTTCATTACCTTACAAGCGGCACGAATACCATGCACATCACTTGTTTTGTTTCCATCTGCGTCTACTTTAAGTTTAAGTTTACGCATAGCAATAACAATACTACTCGCATAGATAAAGCCTTGTCCGCCTGAGATCTTATCATCTGGGTCAAACATATCTTGCGATGCGTATGTATGGTTAGTACATACCATGCCTACATTGTATTCACCAAACATATTAACAGTATTTCTAACTAAGGCAGTTAGTGCTTTAGGCTTACGACCCATATCACCTTTCATATCACCCTTGTTAAACTGATCAACGTCAGTAGGTGTTAACAACATACCTAAACTATCAATTACAAACAATACCTTAGGACGGTCTTCATGATCCTTATCAGCATATTCTGATTTGTAATCTTTCATAAAATCGCTTACTACTTTAGCGACATCATCAATCATTGCTAGATTGAGTTTTAGTAGTTTTTCGTCACTAGTATCTACTTCAAGGGCATGTAGCCACTTTTCGTCTAGTGCGTTTTCACTGTCAATAAGAACAACAAATATACCCTGATCTTGTGCGTTCTTTACAATGTTACCTGCCGCAATGTAGGATTTACCCGCACCACTTTCACCAGCAAGTACCGTTACCTTACCGAGGGGGACTCCGCGATGGAAGTCCCCACTGATAAGTTTGTTTAGTGTGTAGTTACCTGTGCTGATCCAAGTATCTGGATCATTAAAGCCTACACTTAAACCTGGTACTGCCTTTGTGATGCTTTTGCGGAACTTGCTTACATCAAAAGGTCTAGCCATGTTTAGTCATCCTTTTCCATTGCGTTTGCTTCCTGAATAACTTCAAGAAGTTCTGCTTCGCTGTTGAGAATTAAATTAACGTTCTTCCACTCATTCTCAGCATCACGACCACTTGCTTCAAAACGGAATCCATTGTCGTAACGATAGATAGTGTATGACTCATTAATTTTTGCGAGTTTAGATAGTTTCATTTTCTTTTCTCCTTAAGATTCTTTACGTTGACGGATCATTGCTAGAATGTCCTGGGCACTTGCTTTTTCTTCGCCGCCTGCTGGTGCCGCTACTGTCTCAGCCACTGGTGCTGGTGCTGCCGCTTCTGG